TAGGAATTAGGAAAGGTGGGCAACCCTGCAATCGTAAATTCTTTGTGGGATCGCCGGGCTTTGATATATACGGCAAACCTAAAGAAATTGTAGTTAAGTGTTCGAGATGTGGCATGTATAATATTATCACCTGCGAGATAGAGGAAAAGGTTGTTGTGAAGATAAAGGAGGGATAAGATGATACGACATTATGAATCGGGAAGAATTGAGTTAGAAATGCATAGTTTTATGTTATTTGAAGCTATTAAATTAGGTTTACAACCTTTAGGAATTGAAACATTTGCAATGGGTGGGGATATTAACATTAAAGTTTTCTTACATCAAAATAAAGATTATATGAATTTTAAAGCAGAAATTGAACAATTAAAACAAAAATGTCAGGAGATAGTAAAGGCATATAAAGAATTTCAAATCGAAATATCATTTTTTAGCACAAAAATAGAAGAAAATTTAGACCATAAAAGAGGAGAAGAGACCTGATAATTTAATCATTATAATTAAATAATATTTTGAGCTACTCGATAGCCAGCATGAAGGGTTTATACTCTTTATATCTGGCTATTTTTATTAAAGGAGATGAGGGATTGGAAATTGATGAGATATTTGCTAAAGAAATTAAAGTTAAACAGAAGTATAATACCAAAGTGAATAAGGATTATTTTAAGAAAAAAAAGTTTCAGCAGTGGGGAGCAAAACAAAAAAATGGCAGCATTCCGATATTAGAAGATGACCTTGATATAATGGAGAGAGAGGATATTTTTGACACAATGGATGGATATATGATATAATTATAAAAGGAATACGATTAAAATTAAATAAACGTAGAGCTACTCGATAGCCAGATTGAAAAAGCGGAATTGCTTTTCATTCTGGTTTTTTTGTTTTTAGAAGGAGGGAGAAAATGATGATGACTTGGAAAGAAAAACATAATCATATATTGGAGAATAAAATAGATATTGTCAAACGTTATAAGGAAGGTATTACACTTGAAGAAATAGCTAATATATATAAAGTATCTAAAAAATGTATATGGAATAATATAAATAAATGGGGTTTATTAAAAAGGCACGGGATAAAATATCTATTAGGTAAATGTTTTAGAGAGATATAAAAAAGGTAGTGAAGATAAGATGATTGATATAGAAACACAAAAAAGAATATATCAAGTTGGCTTGATGTTACGAAGAAAACCAATACCTTTTATATTGGAATTTGCTGGAAAAGAATGGGGTATTGAAAAGTCTCAAACCTATGAATATATTAGATTAGCCCGAGAAGAATGGAAAAAATATTTTTTAAATTTAAAAAATTCTGGAATGAGTTATCATATATCTCAATTGAGAGACATAAAAGATGAAGCCTATAATAGAAAATTTGTTATAGGAAGAGGTGACAATAAGCAAGTAATCACTATTCCCGATTTAGGTTTAATTTTTGAAATAACCAAAGAAGAAGCAAAGTTGATGGGGATATATCCTACTGAAACACATAAATTAGAGATAGAAGGCTCATTAGAAGTCAATAGTGAACTCGATAAGAAATTAGCACAGTTAGACGTTAAAGACCTTATAAAATTAAGTAAATTGAATATAAAAGTCAATGCAGATAAATGAGATTAATTACATTCGGGAACGTGCCAGAATAGTATTAGCCAGAAAATTCTTTTGGCACTTTTGCCTATATATGGATGAAGATTTCTTTACTCGACGAAAGGATATATTAAAACCGCAAGCCGAAGCATTACAAATGGTTTCCGAAGGCAAAATATTACATCTTGGTATATGCGATCCACCGCGGATCGGGAAGAGTTATCTTATTTCGTTATGGTGTGCCTGGGAATTAGGTAATAAACCGACTGGTTGTATTATGCGGAATAGTTGTTCAGATACACTTGCCGAAGACTTCAGTTATGACATTAGAGGTTGGATCGCTGGGAGTATCAAATATAAACAGATATTCCCGAATATGGAATTAAGTAAAGACAAACACCGGATAGATAACTGGGCAGTTACCCTTGCTGATAAAAACTCTTATTTTTGTGCTGGTGTAGGTGGAACGATAATTGGTAAAGGTTGTAATTTAGCAGCCATAATTGATGATTCCATTAAAAATGTAGATGAAGCACTATCTGAACCAGTCTTAGAAAAGAAATGGAAATGGTATACCGCTATACATAAGTCGAGACTGGAAAGCGGTTGTCCGGAGATATTTATTAATACTCGTTGGAGCAGAAGAGATATATTCGGCAGGTTAGATGCAAGAGGATTTTTTAATCCTGAGAATAGAGGTATGAAAATTATTATTGCCGCACTTGATGATAATGGTGAAAGTTTCTGTCCTGATGTAAAGACTACTAAAGAATTACTTGAAGTCAAGAATATGACTGATGAGATGATCTGGCAAGCGGAATGGCAACAGAATCCCATTGAAGCGGAAGGGATATTATTACCGATAGAGCAGTTGAAGCGGTTTACTCTTGATGAACTTTTAGCTAACAAAGAAACAAGAGAGGTTAAAGCACCCGACGCAATTAGGGGAAGGGTTGATACAGCAGAAGAAGGAACTGACTACTTTTGCTCGGTAGTTGCCTTTATCTATGGCCAGAAAATTTATATTGTTGATGTTATCTTTACACAGGAAGGAACAGAAATTACCGAACCAAAATTAGCACAGCAATTAATTGACTGGCATGTAGAAGTGACAACGGTTGAGTCTAACTTCGGTGGTAAATCTTTCGCTCGAGGGGTAAAGAAAATATTAGTAGAAAAAGATAATAGATGTTTAGTCAAGACAAAGGTTACTACAAGAAATAAGGAAACCAGAATACTAATGAAGGCCGCTTATATCAAGGAATATTTTATTTTTCGCAGTGATTATAAGGCGGGTAGTGAATATGATAGGTTTATGCAGTCGCTAACGAATTATATGAAGGCAGGTAATAATGTTCACGACGATGCTAATGATACTACGACGGGATTGGCTGAAGATATAGAGAGACCGGCAATTAGCTTTTTAAAATAAGAAAAGGAAGTGGTTGTAAATGTTAAGTGAAACTTTACAAAAAATTCAATCGGGAGGTTTTTCAAAAGAAGAAATTCTAAAAGACCTCATTAAAGAAGACTTAGATAGCGATGTAAAGAAGAGAATGGCCGAAGGAGTGGCCTATTATGGTAATGAACCTGATATATTAGAGGAGGACTTTCGGGAATATAAGGTTGAAGAGGTAACTTATACCGACTATAATAAGAGCAATAAGCATGTCACTAATAATTTTCAAAAGTTATTAGTAGACCAGAAGGCCTCTTATATTGTAGGTAATCCCGTAGTTATTGAATTTCAGAATAAGGAAGCGACAGAAGAAGTAAAAGAAACAGCCATTGATGATGTTGATAATATATTAGGTGAGCCTTTTGAGGATACCGTTGTTGACTGGATTACCGGAGCTTCTAATAAAGCCTGGGAAACTGTGCATATCTTTATAGATGATCAAGGCCTCTTTAAGTATGAAATCGTCCCTTCAGAGCAAATCATCCCCATTTATGACACTACCCACGAAAAGAAAATTAACCAAGTTATCCGGTATTATGAGGTTACTGTTATTGATAAGGTGACAAAAACAAGGTCAACACGTTATGCTGCCGAATGGTGGACTTCCTTTGATGTCACTTACTACTTACAAAATGATAAAGGTGATTATGAACTTAATGTTAATTATGACCCGAATCCAGCACCCCACTTCCTTACCTATAACACAAGTAATGAAAACACAAAGCAGGGGCAGGGCTGGGATAAGGTCCCCTTTATCCTGCTTTCTAATAATTCAAAGCAAACGACAGACCTTGAGCCGATTAAACGATATATTGATGCTTATGATGCAGTCACTTCAGGATTCTTAAATGATATTTCTGATATTCAGACTGCGGTTTGGATATTGAAAGGATATGAAGGAACTGACTTATCTGAATTTATGCAGAACTTGATTAAGTTTAAGGCAATAAAACTGGATGCTGATGAGCATGCAGGGGCGGCACCTGAACGGTTAGAGATACCAACTGAAGCTCGTAAGGTTATGCTGGAATTATTAGATAATAAAATATATTCCATTGGGCAAGGCGTTGATTTGAATAAATTGGTGGCAAACACCTCAGGTGTGGCATTACAAATATTATTCACTGGGCTTGACATGAAGGCAAATACATTAATTAGGAAGTTGAAGAAAGCCTTTGAAGAATTAGTATGGTTTGTATGCGAATATATTAACCGAACCAAAAAGCAAACTTACGATTACAAAGATTTTGGATTCGTTATCAATAAATCTACTATCTATAACATTGCTGAATTATGTCAAAATATTGTGGCTATGAGTCCATTTATGAGTAAGCAGACTGCGGTTGCTAATAACCCATTTGTCGAGGATGCAAAATCTGAAATAGAGCAAATGGAGAAAGAACAGGCTGATGAGATAGATTCCTATGGTGGTGGTATAGGAACAGAAAATCCAGTAACGGAAGAGGTGAATAATGAAGGAAATAAACCAGAAGAAGTTTGAGAAGATTAGGATTGTATCGAGTGATTATAAGATTACTTATCATAAAGAAGTAAAAGATAAAGATGGGACTATATTAGATGGTCGAATATTAGAATCGGAACATGAAATAAAAATAGACAAACAACAAAGTTATCAAAGAATATTACAGGTTATTATGCACGAATCTATGCACGGAATAAAGTGGGAAATGCATTTTGATGTGGATGATGAAGAAAAATTAAATTCTCAACTTACTACTGGAATTACCTGTTTCATTCGGGATAATCCAGAATTCATTATGGAATATATAAGGGTGTTAAATAATCAATGAATCAAACTGTATTTAATACTTACTGGCAAAAGCGAACCGCCTTGAGGATTTCTAAATACTGGCAGGATGCTGGAAATATATCTAAGGCAATTAAAAAGGTTTATGTCCAGAACTATAACCAAATGCAAAAAGAAGTAGCCTTCCTCTACGAAAAATATATGCAGACTGGGAAGGGAATTTATAAGGCGACTTATGTAAAGCAAGTTATGACTGATATTGACCCGAAACTAACTGATTTATTTATGAAGCAGAATAAAGAAATGAAGGTGTTATTTGGGGATACTTATCAGAACGAATTTTATAATTCTATATTTGATTTGGGCAAAGGTGGTATGCAGTTTTCTTTTACCCCCTTAAATAGTAAAGCACTCGCTAAGATATTAACCTATCCCTGGAGTGGTGCAGGTTTTTCCGATAGACTCTGGGAAAATAAAAGTAAGTTATATTATAATTTAAAGCAGACTTTAACACAGGGGTTAGTACAAGGGCAGGGATTCCCTGAGATGACTCGCAATTTAGCCGGTAGAATGGATGTATCTTATAAGCAGGCCAATGTATTAGTTAGGACAGAAACGATGCATTTTCAAAATCAAGCAACTATGGATTCTTATATTGAGGCCGAGATAGAGAAATATAGATTTTGAAAATGCATCGTTT